AGGCGCTCGAATCACCTATGATTTCACCGGCACCCTCAAGATCCGGTGCACCTTTGCAGAGGACAACCTCGATTTTGATTCCTTTTACGATCGCGTGGCCAATATGGGCCTGCAACTGAAAGGACATTTAAATGCGTGATATCGATTCTGATATTTTAGCGGAGCTAATCAAAAGCGAGTTCAGGCCGTTTTTTCTTTTTGATAAGGAGATAGACAGCACCCACTACCGGTACACGGATTGTGACGTGCCTATTGTGTTTGGCGGCAACACCTATACACCCCTGGGTTTTGATATCGCCGGTATTAATTACAGCTCACGGAACATCGTGGACTCCGTGGATATCCACATTGACAACCTTGATTCGGTTATGACCTCCCTTTTTGTAGGCGGCACCCCGCAGGGATCCACGGTTACGTTGGACCTGGTTCTCCTGGATGCATCCTATGACATTGTGGGGCCTGCCAGCGCTACGATTTTTGAGGGCACGATCGATGACTGGGAACTGGATGAGGAAAAACTTTTTGAAACTATCGTCAGTATTTTTTCACAATGGACGCAAAAGACCCTGTCAAAACATTCCGCATCATGCCGGTGTAAGGTATTCAAAGGCACGGAGTGCGGCTATTCCGGAGGAGGGACATGGTGCGATCGCACCTATGCCCGGTGCCAAACACTCGGAAATACCGACAATTTCGGCGGGTTTCGCTGGCTCCCATCGATCGTTGACAAAGAGATCTGGTGGGGCCGCCTGAGAGGGGAGTCATAATATGGGCCTTGGCAGATGGATACCCTGGATTACACTCGTAGCCAGCCTTATGGTCCCTGGTGGCCAATGGTACACACCCTATGCAATCGCCGGTATCGTGGTTGCAGGCTCTATGCTCTCGGCCGCCCTCACGGAAGATATAAACACGTCAACCACTCCATCAGCTCTCGAAAAGGGCATCAAGGCCAATACCTGTTCGACCCAGGAATACATCAAGGTCCTCTATGGCACACGCAGGATCGGCGGCAATGACGTGTACCGGGGTGTATCAGGAGGCAATAATGACATCTTTTGGGTGGTCATGACCCTATCCGAGGGCGAGTGCGACAGTATTGCACAGGTGGACAATGTCGACCAGGTTTTTTTAGGTGATCTTCTCTATAATCAGTATGGCGGGATTATTTCTCTTGTAAACGCTGTCTATAGATGGCAGGCCTCGGGAAGCGGGACAAATGAATTTTATTGCGAATTGGTTGCCGGCGGGGATCCGGACCTGAATGAACCCAGCGGCATAAAAATAAATGATCAGCTTGCCGACAAGGGTACCATAGGATCGTTGGCAGCAGGAGAGTGGGGGTGGGGAGATAATGATACCCTGGGTTTTGATACGCTATATGTGCGACTCGCCGATGGAAATGATCCCGATACGAAGGAATCCGGCTATATAAAGACAGCCGGCAATGTTATATATTGGTTTCACGCCGGCACCTCCTCACAGACGGTCGATACCAATCTCAACACTGCCCTGGAGGAATGGACCGACACCCTCAGAAATACCGCCTATATCGTATTTAAGCTCGTCTATGACCGAAATTATTTTCAGACCCTGCCCAAACGCCAGATCGTGCTCAAGGGCAGAAAGCTCTATGATTTCAGGGATGCATCAACCGCCTACTCGGCAAACCCGGTCCTCGTCCTCTATGACTATATGACCAACACCCGCTATGGCCTGGGAATCGCCGCCGCCAAATTTGACACCGGTGTGGGCTCCTCATGGCGTGCCGCAGCCGATTACTGCGATACCAAATCCTGGGAGTGTAACCTTTTGATTACCGATCAGCAGGCCCAGGATATACTCGATACCATCTGCGCCCACTTTCGCGGCGAGCTCGTCTGGTGGGACGGGAAATATTATCTCAGATATGCGGACCTGAATGATGAGTCATCATGCATGACATTAACCGATGAACATATCGCACAGGATCCGGAAACCGGCAAAGCCCTGATTTCAATCAGCCAACCAACCGCGTTTCAGAAGCCCGACGGCCTCCGTGTCACCATCATAGACCCGGACCGGGATTATGTGTCAGATGACATTCTCATTGGCGATGCCGCCGGCGTAATCAAATCGCTCAAGCTATTGGGCGCCACCAGGCAGCAGGCTGCAGACCTGGGCGTCTATTTTCTTGAACGCCAGCAGTTGGACCGCACCATTGCCGGCACCTTTCGGGATGATGCGATCAAACTGGAGCCGCACGATATCATTACGCTCAACACCACGGCCCTGGCTATTTCTGATCAGCTTATGCGGGTGATCGAGGCCAATATCAGGCAGGACGGTCTCATTGATCTCGTCCTGCAATATGAACAGCTCAGCCTTTATGACGATGATTATAATTTCGATGCAGAGGGCACCTATCAATGTACCCTCCCTGATCCCACGGCAGAGCCGCCCAGCGTTTCAAATGTGGCCAAAACCGAAGAAACCTACAACTATCGGCTCCGCACCTTTACCAGGCTCAAGGTCACATTTGATCCGCCGGCAAGTTATGCCTGGTTTTCCCATGTGGAAGTGCGCCTGAGTTTCGACGATTCGACATGGAAATATCTCTATGACGTCACCACGGATTTCACCATCGATCCGGTGGAAGAAGGGGTTACCTATTACATCCGGCTCAAGGTTGTCTCAATCTGGGGCACGAAACAGCAGGACAGCAATGATTATAAACTGTCAAAAACAATCTTGGGCTACACCTCGGATCCGGCATCCCTCACCTCGCTCGCCGCCGTGGTCAATGCCAATTGCGTCAATCTCTATGCGGCAAAGGTTTCGGATCCCGATATCGAGCTCTATGAATTCCGCCTGGGCACATCCTGGTCCGGTGCCATTTTTCTGGCAGCCCTGCGCTCGCCGAATCTATCCCTTTATGGGGTCAAGCCCGGGAATCATACATTCTACGCAAATACGCTGTCAAACAACGCCGGCTATGGTGCCACGCCCCGGTCCGCCTCGGTCTCACTTCTGGATCCGCCGGACGGCTGGGCTGTGCAGAATACCGAAACATGCGACTATAACGGCGTGGGTACCCATGACAACACCGAGCATACAACCTATGACTCAGACGATTATCTCAAATGCTCGCATACCGCGGGCGTTCTGGTGGGCACCTACACATCGCCCATTTACGATCGCGGCGCATCCGCACGATATATGGTCTATGTTCTGGCCTCTATTGTAGTCACCGGCGCAGGCACGACCTGGGGCGACATAATCCCCTCGCCTGATACATGGCCCAATATCGGAATTACAACACGAACATGGGCTGAGATCTTTTCCCTTGCAGCCGGGCCGTCGGTCACCATGAAACTTAAATACGGCGAGACCAGCCCGCCCACAAATGAAGTGGAAAAAATGGAAATCCTCTCAGCCATTGTTACCGGCAGATATTTTCAACTCGAAATCACCATTACCGATCCAAGCGATGCGGTCAATGCGCTGGTAGAGAATTTTACTATGAAATTTTGTCAATAAGGAGTTGTAACCATGTCACAAGATTGGACCGACGATTCTTACGCAAGCGGCCACGTGGGCGATACCGATCTCACCAATATGGAAAAAAACTTTCTGGCCTTAAAATCCCTGTTTTCAGGGGCCGCACAGCCGGCCTCGATGGCGGCATGCCATCCCTGGTTTGATACCACAAAGCACGTGCTCAAGGTCAGAAATGATGGCGATAGCGCCTGGGTCGGCCTCATGCATGGAGACGCCAGCCAAAAGATATGGGTCTATCGAAATGCGGCAATGGACGGCTGGGCCATAGACTCTGGGGTCACCGATGTGGTGTTAGCACTCAAGGGAGGCTCTACCTATACCACCGGCGCAGCCACTGCCGGCACCTGGACACAACCATCTCATACATTGACCGTCAATGAAATGCCCAGCGGCCTGCTTGATCTTAAAATACGGTATCAGGGCGAAGGCGTTGCGCATAATACGAGCGGAACCGTTGCCGGAGGATATGACAGCACCCCTGATACTACAACCTCCGCACCGTTTGACAATACACCCGGAGGAGCTGCGCATAATCATGGATCCGCCTATCGGCCGGCGGCAGCAGTCGGCACACTGCAATATCTGGATCTGTAAAGGAGAGGATATGATCACAAAAAAAGACGAAGCCCGCCTGCGGGAAATGATCCAGGAGGAACTCAAAGCGGCCCTTTACCGCACCATTACCATTGAGCGAGGCCCTCGCAAACAAGGAGACCCTGAAAAGGTCATTAAAGACGAGGAGTGGAACGTGCTCGATTTTTTTGTCGTGTATCTGCCCAAGATCGAGGCGGCCCTGCGGGGCATGCAGGAGGATCTTGACCACACAAAAAACAATCTGGCGGCCAATAATGAGGCCCTCAAAGTGGTCGGCGACACCCTCATGGCAATGGAGGCCTCGGCCAAGAAACTGGCCGAGCTTTCAGATATGGTTGAACTCGAAACCCGTAACCCGAAACTCGTAACCCTGAACCCTGAACGGTGAACGTGGAACCTTAATTATGTTAGCCATACTCGACAGAGATATCATTATCTCACTCACCATCAAGGGTGATACCGAGATCGGCACGATACCGGCGGATAAAAAAGGTGTCGGCCTTGACCGGCTCCGTTTCGACGGAGAAAAGATCGTTGACCTGGCGGATCTCACCGAGCTTTGGGTGGAGGCCGTGGCCCCTGATTTTTTTATATGCCATGCAATCGAGGTCCAGGGATCACAAAAGGTAATTATGTCCTATCAGGATCGGAAAAATCTCATGATTGATAACGGTACGATCAGGCTCAAGACAGCGGCAGAAATAACTGTTGAGAAAGAAGCGCAAAACAAAACCATGATCAAAAACCGGCTCAGGCAGGCATTTAAACGGGATGTCGGGGATCCGGAGGACGCCCTGGCGGATGCATGGAAGATCATTGCATTGCTGATCGTGCAACTGCGAACCGGTGATTTGAAAATCGATGCATTTCTGGCTGAGATTTTGCCGGATCTTCAAGCGGCATACCCGTTTGACACGGTCAAGGATGGCCTCGCGGATTCGGTGAAAACCATTAAAACCCTCATGGAAGGTTATCGGGCCGAAATAGAATCGAAGGGTTGATGGTGAGCGGAGTCGAACCATTATCAGGAAAAGGCTTAAGGTGAGGATATAGAGGCGTATGGAATTATTACTTAAAATCGGCGGCTCCCAAGACCCGAAACACTGGCGGGATGGCCAGATAATAGACATCCGCCCAGACGGGTTTCATACAGGCAGGCTTACCAGAAAACACCACTGCGTGCTCACGATGCCTGGAGACTACTGGCAGCTTCGAGGTTCAACCAACTGGAAATGGCCCGGGCAGAAGGTTTTTAATAACATCCAGAAATATTTAGTGGCTGTTGATTCTCAAGGAAAATATCCCTGGGAACGAACAGTAGAGCTTGATGAGAAACGGCTCAGACGACGAGATTGGTTCTTTGATTTCAAATTGCTATTTGATCTTGGCCTTATTACAGAGACTCAGTTTGATGCAATTTACGATAAGAAAAAAGACCCTGGTACTATCTATATAGAGCGAGCACTCGATCAGCTTGTTAGACATGAGGATATACACCAGCGCCTTTCTTCAAAATATTCTCTCTCAAAAGGTACAATCTCCGCCGGCACCTACTCAATCGGCTCCGGCCTTGACTACGAAACAGTCACCGCATTTGAAGCGGATATTATCGAGCCAGGTACAGGCCCACTTACAGGCAACCTTACAGGTGAGCATGCCAATGAAGAAACTGCATTTTCAAGCACTATCTACTTTGATGTAGATACTGATAGTTACCTTCTCAAACTTACAGCAGCAGCAGGAGCTGAGCACAATGGCGGGGCTTATGGTAACGGTGCAAGGATAAATTACCCTGGCTATGGATATATAGTTTTCAGCGAGTCGATCGAAGATACATTTGATGACTTGGAGGTTTCAAAACTTGCTTTAGATGTGAGCGGCAACAACACAGGGCTCTCTCTTTCTTACGGAAGTAGTAATGGGCTTTGGACAGTCAATAGATGTCTCTTAAAGGGTGATTCTGGCGTTAATAACGGAATAAATATAGCGCTTGGTACAGTAAATTCTCAAGTTACTAATAATATTGTATACGGAGTGACTGATTCTGCTCAGCAGGCAGCTGGAATTAAATTTCGTACAGAAGCTAATACATCAGTGATATGTAATAATACTTGCATTGGCTGTTACAATGGATTTCGACAAGACGATGATTCTTACAGGGGCGCCTTAACCTTTAAGAACAATTTAGCCCAAGGAAACAGCAATAAAGATTATGAAGATGATGGAGGAGGCTTTGGCACTCATGCCTATAATATTTCTGAAGATGCTACATCTCCGGATGAATCTTATAGAAGCAAAGATCTTCATACCAATACGATTTTCAAGGATTATGGTAGTAACGACTATCGCTTAGATTCTGAAGGCGATGCCACCAATCTGGCAATCGCAGATGATGGTGAGGATTTATCAGGTACTTTCACAGATGACATTGAAGGACAGACACGGTCGACCTGGTACATCGGGGCGAGCGAGATCGTGGCGGGCGGCACGACGTATCAGGCCACGGCCGCTGACGGTATGCAACTCGGCGAGACCCTGGCACGGCAGGCCACTTTCCCTGTCTTTATTGCCGATGGCCTCTCCGCAGGGGATATCCCTTACAAGATAGCGACCCTTCTCTCCCAGGCCGCAGATGGCGCCACGCTAAGCGATGCCAGCTCGGTTATTACAACGCTTATGGTTACCATTACAGACGGTGCGGTAATCGGCGACTCCCCGGCCGTACGGGCCAATTTTCAAGGAAATATCATTGATGGCCTCACACTTGGTGAAACGCTCAGCGTGACAGCGCTCTTTATCGCCCTTTCTCAAGACGGCGCTCTATTCGGTGATACCGCCGCATGGAAGGCGGCAATCGAGGCCCTGGCCACCGATGGGTTTATCGGTTCTGATTCCGTCACCACGCTTCTCACCGCACTGGCCACTGCCACGGATGGAGTGACACTCAGCGAGACCCTGGCATGGCAATTAACCAGCATCATTGAGGCCGTCGATGGGATGACCCTCGGCGATACCGGCACGCTGCAGGCGACATTTCGAGTGCAGGCAACGGATGCGGCCACATTTAGCGATAGTGTATCCCGCATCGTCACCCTGGCGGCCCTGGCCACGGATGGATTCACCATAGGGGATGTCACAATGTATATACTGGCAACCGGAGAGGTATCCATCACCTTTACAACCAAAAAGGCAACGATTCGATTCCTGGTTAAAGCGCCGGGGATTTCATTTGACCCAAAAAAACCGGAGATAACATTTCATTAACATGAGAAAGGAGATCATCATGAAGGATTGGTTAAAAAAGAAACTTGAAAAAATCATAGGATCACGGCTTAAAGTGGGCGGCTATTTTGAGGTTGTCTGCCGTGATAAACATGGAAACATTAAATGGCGTGAGCTGGCTGAGAATATCATTACCAATGAGGGCCTGGATGCGATCCTGAATATTATGCTCCACGCCGCCACCCAGATCACCACCTGGTATGTGGCCCTTGTGGAGTCGGATACCAATCCTGCGGCAGGACAGACATATGCGGTACCTGTTTACACGGAATGCACCGCCTATGACGAGGCAAACAGGCAGGAATACGAAGAAGCAGCGGCCTCGAGCCAGAGCATTACCAATAGCGCCAACAAGGCCACGTTCACCATGAGCGACACCAAGACCATCTATGGGGCAGCCCTGGTGGGCGGCGGGACCGGTGGTTCGACAAAAGGGAATACAGACGGCGGCGGCACACTGTTATGTTATGCCAAATTTTCCGCCTCAAAATCGGTGGAGGATGATGACACCCTGGAGGTGACCTATACACTTTCAGCAGCGGATGACGGAGCATAAATATGTCACTTATATTAAGCACACACGCAGATGAAAAATCAACCTTTGTGATTACCGCATCGTTTACCGATGAGGACGGCAATGCAGTGACCCCGGATTCGGTCACCTGGACCCTGACCAAAAGCGACGGCAGCATTGTCAACAGCAGGAAAGATGTGGAGGAGACACCGGACACCTCCATCAACATCGTGCTTTCAGGTAATGACCTGGCACTCGATGAAGATGAAACGAGTGACTACGTTGCAGACGGCTACTCGGGCCTCCGGATTCTCACCGTGAATGCGGTCTATGATTCGGATTACGGCTTAAATCTGCCCTTAAAGCAGAGCATAAAGTTCATTATCGATAACCTGATCGCGGTTTCATAACGGAGCACAAAGGAAATCTTAAATATAAAGGAGGTATGCCATGAAGAAATTATTTTTTATGCTTTGTATTATTATACCCCTCATTGCAGCCCTGGCCTTTGCCGATACAAATGTCACCTTTGAGTGGGAAGGCAATCTGGAAATTGATGAGGTCACGCACTACAATATTTATCGATCAGACGATGGGCAGAAAACCTGGAACAAGATCAACGATGACCCTATAGCGCATACAGGAGAAGGAGTAACTCATACCTGGACTGATCAGAACGTGCCGGATGGCCTGCATTATTGGTACGCCACGGCGGTCAACAGATGGAATATGGAAAGCGATCCCAGCGATATTATATCTGCACAAACCGGTAAACCTTCGCCACCGAAGAGTTTTATTCTTAAACTCGTTGAGAAGGTTGCGGCATTGATTAAAAGCCTATTTCGATCATTCAGAATCGCATAAAGAGGTACTACGATGAGCGACTTAAAGATGGTCGTTACAGAAGAATCGTGGAATAAAATGCCGGACAATGAGCGCTCATGGCTTCTGTACCAGACCGTCAGAAGCTTAGACCGGAGAGTGGAAAAGATTGAAAATCGAAAATGGCTGGATAGCGCAAAGATACTCTTTGGCAGCATGATAGGCGGCGCAGCAGCCGCAATTGGAATAAATATCGGAGGGATAGGAAAATAATGCCACACTATTCACGCAGCTCATGGAAAAAATTAGAAACATGTCATCCTGATCTCCAGGCGATATTTATGGAAGTTATTGAGCATGCGGACTGCACGATTCTCGACGGCCATCGTGATAAAGCCCGTCAGAACCGCCTCTATAACCTGGGAAAATCCAGAGTAATGTATCCTGACAGCAGCCACAATGCTTTGCCATCTATGGCGGTTGATGCAGCTCCGTATCCGATAGATTGGAACGATCTGGCACGATTTTATTATTTTGGCGGTATTGTCATAGGCATTTCATTCAAGATGGGCATTCGGCTCCGCTGGGGCGGAGACTGGGATAGAGACATGCAGGTCAAGGATCAGAGTTTCAATGACCTGCCACACTTTGAACTTTTACAGGAGATATAATCATGCCATTACCATTATTACCATTAGCCATGTCCCTGGCGCAATATGCCCCGAAATTAGTCGGCTGGCTTGCCGGAGATAAAGCAGAGGACACGGCCGAAAAAGTTGTCGATATTGCAAAATCATTAACCGGAAAACAGGATCCGGCGCAGGCAGTCGAGGCGATTCAACAAAACCCCGAGCTTCAGTTAAAATTCCAGGAACAGGCAAATCAATTTGAGTTGGGACTCGAACGTGAATACACGGAACGAATCGCCATTGTCAATCAGACCATGCAGGCAGAGGCAAAGAGCGAGCATACCCTGCAATGGATCTGGCGGCCACTCTGGGGCGTTATTTCTGCGGTTGCCTTTCTCATTGTCTGCATATTCGTCTGTATTCTTGGATATCGAGCGATTTCCGGCAAGGATCCCCAGGCAATAGGTATGATTCCCTTGCTTATAGGCGCATTTACGACACTTTTCGGCATTCCAGGTGCAATATTAGGGATCTCCGCCTGGGGAAGAAATAAGCTGAAAGAAAAGACAGCTCAAAAGTTGCAATCGCCAACTATTTCTGATACGATACTTTAATAAGTCCTTTGGCTATACAAACTCAAGTATAGCCAATATCAAATCCGCCAAATCAAGTGGGGATGTAGCTCAGATGGGAGAGCAGTACGTTCGCAACGTACAGGTCAGGGGTTCGATTCCCCTCATCTCCACCATCATTTTAAAAGATGAGGATATATTAAATGAAAC